GTCAGAAATACCCGCTGGGGAAATGCGTCAAAGTACCTAACGCATTAGCTTTCGCAACGTCTCGAAGCGTTTGCGCTCGTCTTCGAGTTCTTGAAGTTCAACATGGCTGCGGTTCATCGACAGGTGATTCATTCTGAGCGGTTTGCTTGGATTGCCAATGTAAACAACCCCAGGCTCAATCCTTGAGCGGCTATGGACTACCGTACCCATGCCAAGCATTGTATATGAGCCGATCACACTGTATTGGTGAACGCTGACGTTTAGGCCAAGGTTTGCGTTCTTCATAACGTGGCAATGACCAGCCAAGAGCGCAGAGTTGGCAAGCGTGACGTTCTCTTCAAGAAAGCAATCGTGCGCTACATGCGAGCCAGCCATCAGATAAGCAAACTCTCCAACTACGGTTTGCCTCGCAATCCCAGCGTGAACGGTGACGTATTCACGAATGACTGAACCTTTGCCGATCTTCACGCCCATCAACTTGCGTCTGCTGCGGTGCTGCGGATCTGAACCAATGACTGCGCCTGGGTAGATTTCGCAGTTCGCGCCAATGTCTAACGGCCCATATAGGCAGACATTCGGCCCAATCTGTACGTCTTTGCCAAAGCTTACGTCACCTTCAACGACAACGGTTGGATGGATTTTCATAGCCAATGAGCCATCAGTTCAGGTTCAATGTTTGGTGGTTTTGGATTCCCGTGAAAGTAAACGATTCGCGCCTTGCTTCTATGTTCCGGCTGGTGTGTCCAGTGGACTTTGTAAGATTGAATCTCATGAGGAAAAACTTGGTCAAGTCTTGTGGCGTTCGCACAGACAACACGAAGAAAAGCCATCTCGCTCGGCAGGTTCTTGTATTGATAATTGATTCCGCTTTCTGCTCGGTGCTGCCAAAGATTCCAGATTCGTTTGACTTCAGCGGCTGAGAATAAGCCGATCCCGTTGCAGATGGTGTGAGGCTCAAATGGGTCTGTCAGTAGCCCACATTCGCCTCGCCAGTTCAGTAGCTCGTCAATGTTGTTCGTGATGAGCGTATCCAGCCCGATAATAAACCTGCGGCCTTTGCCTAGTCCTGGTCTGAAGGCTTCCATGACACAAGCCCAGCCCAGATCCTCGCAGTCGAGGGCAACTTGCGTGACGTTTTCGTTAAACTGATATTCTCGGTCTGTCAGGCAAATGAACTTGTGGCTCTTGCTGGTATTGCGCTTGATCGCTCGCGCCAATTTGTCCACCCATTCAGGAGAGTAGCCAGCATTTGCTGAATAACTTGGCAGGTGCCGCTCTTTGCCGTTGAATAGAATGCAGACAATATCCATTAAGCCGCCACCTTCCTCTGCTTTGGATTCATGATTTGCTTGCGCCAATAAGCGAAGTTTTTAGGCCACTGTCTGCGAATGGCGAGTTCGCCCACATACTCGAAGTCCAGCCGCTCGGCCTCGTAATCTGAGCCAGAAACAAAAATCACAAACCACTTAGCCACGTTTTTGCTCGTCCGCTTCTTGATGCCGTAAGGTCTGCCGCTTCTGTCTCGCACCACAAAATAACTATACTTCGTTTTTTTCTTAGCCATGCTCTTGGCTGTGGTGTTCTGCATGGCGTCAGGATTCGCTTGCAGATAACTGAGCATTTGCGTGATGGACCCTCTGGTCAGGTTGCCGTATTTGTTGAGCCTTGCCTCTTCGGATGGGACGGCATACCAATTTTTGGGCAATGCGCCAATCCGGTAAAGTGCTTTCTCAAAACGCTTGTGTTCTCGGTCTTGTCCAGTGATATGCGGCAACAGAATTTCTTCTGCCGTCAGCGAACTACCAACCACACCTTTTAGATCCTTCGCGTAGACTCTGCCATTCTGGTCTTTGATGCTGTACTCGACAAAGAGTGAGCCTCTGCGTCCTGGCTTCTTCTTGTTCTTTGGCACGATAAACGGTGTGGGTCTGTCAAAGACGTCTTCCATTTCTTCGTAGAGTGCAAAGCGAACGTCAAACAAAGTGTCGCGTACTGCCTTTCCTACAGCATCCGGCATTTTCTTAGCGACTGAGCGCAGGTACTGGCGCGGAATCTTTAAGCCTGTGTCTCCTTTTAGCGGCATCTCTCTCCACCTGTTGACAAAGTTTGCATTTGGCTAAATCGTTGAAAAAAACCTTCGTGTTCGGCTTTTGGTAATCGCATACTGGACACACTCGAAGTGCTGCCTTTTTCTTTAGCTTTTCAAGCCTCTCTTCTAAGCGTTCGCTCAGAGGCTTTCTTCTTTCGAGCAAGGTGTAAAGCTTCACGTTCGGCTTCCTCTCTGGATAACTCACCATCGAATTGCATGATTGCGGCTCGTTCTTCAAACCAAACGTACAAGTCTGGATCATAAAAACGTAACCGTTCCACTTCGTCGAAAATCTTTTCATTCATGAGGCGCAGCGTCAGACGAGCGTCCGTGATTCGCCTTTATTGCTTTTGATTGAGCAAACCTGCTTCGCGTGGATTGCCAGCACTCGCTGTGTCTTTCCCTCAGTAGTTTAGAAAGACAAAGATTGCCAATCGTCACGCCTCAAAATCCTTGTAAAGCCGCGAACCTGTTGCGCCTTCCTGTTGTTGATACTTTCCTGCATACGGTTGAGCGGTTGGTTCGTCTAATTGAAAAAAGACAATTTGGCAAATCCTCACGCCTGCTTTCAACAGGATTGGCTTCTCGCTCTGGTTGTACAGTTCAAGCGTGATCTGGCCTTGAAAACCGCTATCCACGAATCCGGCATTTTGAATCTGCAAACCCAACCTTCCGACTGAAGAGCGACCAGCCACAAAAGCCGCTAAGTGATCCGGCACACTGATTTTTTCCTGAGTTGAAGCCAGAACAAACTTGGAAGGCTCCAGCAAAAAGTCTTCAGTCTGAACGTGTTGGTAAACCGATTCTGAATCTAAGAACAGAAATTTTTGTTTTATGCCCAACTGAGCGAAGGTGTTGCCCAAGTGCAAATCCACAGAGCAAGGTCCAACCTGAGCGAACCGTGGCAGGTGTCCAAGTTCTTTGAGTCCATTCAAACTTTGGTGTGAAAGAATCATAAATCTGCCCAATCAAAGTCTTTGTCATTCTGTGAATAAATCCGAATCAGTCCGGTTTCGCCCCATCGCTTTGAAGCGTGAACGTCCCAGATTTCTTTGTCTTCTTTTCTAAGTGCGTCTTCGAGTGATTTCAAAAGGTTCGATAAATCCGGTGTTTGCTTGTGAGGTCTTCCGTTCATCAAAGACTTTTGACGAATCGACCAGCTTTTCGGCATGGGAATCACAAACTCAACCGCGAAGCTGTCTGGCAGAACAAACTTCATATCCATCGCTTGATAACGAAGCTCATCAGCGAAAAGTCTATATCTGAGCGTTGACTTGCTTGGACTCCACTTGTCTCGAATGCTCTGCCTTGGCTTGGGTACTGGTCGAATCTGAAAAGTAATCAAGCCGCAACCGTTTTGACTAACTTCGCAAAGTATTGGCTTGGTGAATCGGTTTTGCTCGGCTTGTCCACTTTCACAGGTGTCTCGTCTTTGGTTGTCCAACGAACGATTGAGTCTGAATCCAGCCAGAAGCCGAAAGGTGCGCGGCCAATAGCCTGAAAATACTTTTGTGCGCCTACTGGGTCCAAGCGTTTTCCTGTCGCTTTGAGTTCTGCTTCCTTGATAAGCCACTCGTCAGGTGTCTTACAAGCTTGGGTTCGGTTGCTGGTGTTGCGTTGTGCGTAACTGCGAAAAACGGCAACGGTTGGCAGGAAGTCACTCTTGAACTCTTTGACCATCCGGTTGAAGCCTTCTTCGATTTGCTCTTCACTCAGATCATCAAGTCCAATCTGCCAAGCTTGAGCGAGTTCTTGGCTTGGCTTGGTTTTGTAGATTGCGCTTAATTTGCGTAGTAGCTCGACTGACTGCATTGGCTATCTCCTTGAAGTTGTTGCTCGATCAAGTCCCATTCGTCAGGCTGGTTGCTTGGTGAGGCTCGGCTTGGTTCCTGGTGTTGTTCAATCAAGTCTGCGACTAGAAAGCGTTCAGCGTCTTTGGTGAAGCTGTCTCCGCATTCTGCCAAGTAGTGATTCGTGGCAATCTCAATCTCAGCAACACTGA